CCCATGATCTCGTCAACCGACGCGAACAGCACATCGAGCCGGATGTCGCCGACCCGCACCTCGTGCCGGTAAGGCTTCGACCCCGTGTAGAGCTTCCCGTACATCGACTCGGGAAACCACTGCAGCCAGGTCTCCAACGTCGTCGTTTCCAGCTTCGGATAGCTCTCCCGGATCGCAAACCACCGCGACGACCGATGCCCGCGGCTGTCGTAATTCTGCTCGAGCGCGTGCTGAAAAATCCGCTGGCAGCAGGCAACCGTCTTCGCCGAGCCCCACGGACCGCGGATGATCGCGATTTCCGACCGATCGTGCAGAAACGCATCGATCATCGGACCGCTCGGCTCGTAAATCCGACGACCGTCCGGCGCGTAGCGGATCAGCGGGGCGGTCACGGCCGGCGCCAATCCTCAAGCACCGTGGTCTCTTGCAGCCGCAGCAGCGCGACCTCCTCGTATCGAGTGCAGCCGCACCGAAACGCCTCGACGCCGTAGCTCCCGTCCGGCTTCTTCGTCTCGATGATGATGATCGCCCGCACCGGCGCCCCATCCAACTCACCAGCCGCAATAGCTGCCGACGCCAGCCCCAACAACTCCGCCACGCCAACCCTCGTGTTGTCGGCCTCGCGGCGAGCCCGCTCAAGCCGAAAGTCCGAAACCTCACCCATCCGACCGCCACACGCTCGACAGATGGAACCCTCGAACCGTTCCAGTGTGAAAAACCCGACAACCAGACCGAAAACCACCAAAGGGAAATCTCAAGCAGGCGATAGGAACTGAGGCGCGAGGCCCGGTTTTACCCCCCACCGGCTCGCGCGCGAGCGCCTGTGCGCGAGGGCGGGGAGGGGGTCGCGCGCGGCGTTCCTCAGCCATCGTCGGCAACGGGATCGTGCTCGATCAACATGTTAGCGGTCGAACGTGCCTGCTTGAGTAGCTGAATGCGCTTCTCCGGGTCGAATGGCGTGGCGTCGACCATGTACCCAGGCTGCAGGTTCACCCCGACGTTGACCGTCACGCCGCCTGCACGCTGGTCGCCGCCGTCCAGATACTTTGCCGCCTCGAACTGCACACGCTCAGTGCGCGCGTTATCCACGAGATCGATGATCCGCAGTAAACCGCGAGGCCGCGCGCCGTTCCGCAATACCTCCAACTGGTCGTTGTAGTGTTTGACGACGAGCGGGTTACGGAAGGCGAGGCGGAGGGTCGTGTCAGCGAGGCCGACGGCTTTCGCAGCCACCTGTCTGGTCATCGGGAGGGCGTCGGTCGATCCGAAGATCATGAGTTCGATTGCGGCTCGGACCTTTGGCGAGAGCGATCCGGGCATCTTGCGCGGTGGGTTGCGGGGCCGGCCTGGCGGACGGACGGGAGGCGGCCGGGCGATGATCTGCGGCTCGGGCATGTGCGGGAGACTGGCTGTCGGGAGGGCAGGAGGGCAACGCACAGGGAGGGGAGGAGGATGCGCACGCGAGCGCAAGGGTTGGTCGGCGCGTGGAAAATTGCACGATTTTTCCATTTGGGCGCAACGCACAGGTATCGGAATGGCTGGTTTCTGCGATTGTGTGTGTCGATTTGCGGGCGTGCGTGCCTTGACGAGTCGAGGGGGCATGTTACGCTTTGTCACATGAACTCGGCCAGTTACTCGCTCGCCAAACGGGCCGCCCTCTATCTGCTTGAGCGAGGCGAGGCGCATCCCTCGGAGATCGCGGAGCTTGCCGGCGTGTCGCGGATGACGGTTTATCGTTGGGCCGCTGAAGCCGGGATCGATTGGGAGCGTGCGCTTGGAACTCGGCTGAGCGTGGCATGGGACAGGGCCGAGAGGCGGGCGCATGGCAGGCGCGCCGGGAAGAAGCCGACGAAGGCGAGGCTCCGCCAGATTGCCGACGAGGCCAAGGTAGGATGGGATCAACTCCGTGAGCACGACGACGCCCCGGAGCCGGCGCAAGGAGCGCCTGGCCGAGCGAGCTGAAGATGCGGTCGATGATTTTATCGAGGGCGGCGGCAGGATCACCTATCTGCCGACGGTTCGGCGCCTGCATTGCCGCGTGTGCCAGCATCAGGGGACTGTGACGCATCCTGCCGGCAAGTCGCCGCGGTTCCGCTGCCGTCGGTGCGGGAATGTGCTCTGAAACGAGAGGGTGTCCATGCTATTGAAGCGGACGAGGCGGAATGTGCGGTTGAGGACGGTGAAGGCTTTCGCCCGACTGATGGGCGTGCCGATCGCCGTCGATGCAGAATTCTTCGTGCCGAGCCTTGCTAGGCCACGCGAACCGGTCGACCTAGGAATAGCTCTAACGCGCGGAGGATGGGCGCGGGCACTTGCTGAGCGGCGATATCAGTTCCCGCCGGGAGAGGAAGAGCGATTGCGGGCAGAGTTGGGACTTCCTTCTCCATCAGGTGAAGCATATCTGCCGCCACGCTGAAATGCCCCCTCGATCGCGACTTGCCCGCTCAGGAGCCTCCGCAGGCGGTCCTGCGTCTGCCGGCGAGCCGAGCATGGCGCCGGCTAGGCCGTGCGCTAGGCCCTCTCCCGGCGCCGGTGCGCCAGCTCGTCGGGCAACCGCTCCTGCTGCACCGCCGCGGGAGCCTCGGCGATCGGCTTCAGCCGCACGCCCAGCGCCAGGAACCACCGCCGCATGGTGGCCGAGCCGGCAACGCGCCCGTGCTTCGCCTGGTGATTTTCCAAGTGCGAGACATAGCCGTCGAAGAAGCCGCAGAGGTCGTCGAGCGCGAGCTGGGTCAGCCCGAGCGCCGTCCGCCGGGCGATCATGTAGTGGACGAGATCGTCATAGGTTTGGATTTCCGCCTCACCTGTTTCCATGCGTCTGGCGAGGCGTTTTGCGTTACGCTTTGCGTTACGCTCGGCCTCCCTGTTTCGGTGCCGATAACGGCGCATTCTCAGGGCTGCGAGCCGGTTCGCGCGCCCGTCCCGAAAAATATTTTGCGCGCCGGTCGTCAAGCTCATTTCAGGCCCTAAAAGTTACCCTTGGTGGCGTCCGGTTCGAGCATGTCGAATCGCGCCGAGTACCGATCGAAGCGGAGGCGGACGGCGCCGCGCTCGCCGGTCTCCTCGAAGCGGACCTTAGCGACCCTCACCAGCGCCTCATCCTTCGCAGGGTCCGGGCGATCGATGACCACGCCGTGGTCGCATTTGTTGAACCAGTGGGCCGACCCCTCAATGTCGTAGAGCGTCACCAATCGGTTTTTGCCCTCCTTGGCGATGTCCTTGGTCGGATGGGCAACGATGATTACGGCGACGCCGTAGAGGCGGGCGAAGCGCTTGATCGACCGGATCGAGCGGCCGATGTAGTCGGTCATGCTTTCGCTCGTCTTCCTGGCGTGCTCCACCTCGTTCCAGGGGTCGATGACGAGGGTGCGAATGCCGTCGCGAAGCACCGCGTCCGTGGCCCGGTCGAGTATCCAGTCAAGGTCGAATTCCTCGTCGTTACGTCCGGTCGGATCGGCGTCGATGAAGACCAGCGCGCGATCAATCCATTCGTCCGCCTTGAGGTTCGATTCCCGGTCGATGGCGAGGACGTCCCGGCGAAGCACGATACGGCGGAGCTTGTCGCGGAGGTGGGGCACCGTCGGCATCTCCGGCGAGAAGATCGCCGTTCGCCAGCCGTAGCGTTCGGCGAGGTTGACCACGGCGTTCAGCACCCAGGTCGACTTGCCGTGGCCGGGAATGCCGGTCACCACCATGAACTCGCCGGCGAACACTTTCATGTGCTGGTCCATAGTCGACCAGCCGATCGAGAAGGTCGGGATCGGCGGCAGGTCGGGGTAGTCCGACAGGCGGTAAAGCCCCCTCACCGGATACGGCCTGGCGCCGGTGAGCACCGCCGTGACCGCCTCCGGCCCGTGTCCCACCAGCACGTCGTTGAGGTCCTTACAGCCCTCCGGATAGGTCACGAACATGCACCGGGAGGCCGACAGGCGCCGGACGAGCTCGGCAGCCAGGCGCTGCCCCGGCGCATCTGAATCGGCGGCGATGATGAACCGCTTCACCGCGGCGAGGCGTTCCCGGTTGTTCCAGAGAAACTCGAACTTACCGGAGCCCTCCTTGTCGGGGTCGATAGGGTCGAGGTCATCGGGCGCCTTGCCGTCAGGCACCGGCGGCGCACCGTCGGGGACCGAAACCGTCACGGGGAATCCGCAGTCGATCGCGGTCAGCGCGTCGATCTCGCCTTCGGTGATGACGAGGGCAAGGTGGCCGCTGGCGAGGCCCGGATCGTCCAGCGCATCAGAGTTCCAGAAGGTTCGGCGACCGCCGGTGCGCTGCCAGAATTTCTTGTCCGGCCCGCGATACTTTTCGTTGACGGTTCGGCCGCGCTCCTCGAACGGGAAGACGAGGATATTGCCGCCCTCGTCGGGCACCACTTCGCCGGTTTCGTCCCGACTAGCGGTATAAATCCCGAACCTGACGACCGTCTCCTCTTCGAGGCCGCGCTTCTCGCCGAGCCAGCGGGCGTGCAGTCGCCCCAAAACCTTGGTTGTCAAAGAATTCTCCTCCGCTCCATTCGCAGTGGTGGCAGCACCAGCGGACCCCGCTGGAATTGATCTTCACGGAGAGGCAGCGGTCCCGTTTTTTTTTCCTGAGATGCGAGCATTTCGGGCATGTGGCGAGGTAGGTTCCGCTGGCTGTCGATCGGTAGGCAATGCGAACGTCGGCAAGGATTTGATCGGCTGATTTCAAATGATGCCCTCCCAGTCGCGCTTGCGCTGAGCCTCGGCCTTTTCCAAGGGCGTCTGGTTGATTGGTGCGTAGCCGGCACGCTCACAGGTTCGCGACACCCACGTTCGCCACGTCGCGTTCCAGTCGAGTTTCACGCCGTCCTTGCCGGCCTTGGCGATCCAGTAATCGCGGAAGCGCTCGGCCTCGCCGGCGATCTTGGACTCCGGCATTCCTCGGGACTTGGCATCGGCGAGGTTTTCCGGCAACGGCTGCCACGATTCCGAAAGTCGTGTCCCCCTGCTCGAAACTTTTGGAAACGGGTGAGCGCCGTCAGGCGCGCTCTCTCTCTGCTCTGTTTCTGTTTCTGTTTCTGTTCTGCTCTGTTCTGGGGGTGTTTCATGGAACGTTTCTTTTGTTTCATGGAACGTTTCTTGCCCGTTTCCTGAAACGGCTTTCCGGCGGTTCCGATGCTGTTTCACGCGCGATGTTGAAACGTCGCTCTGAAACTGTCGTCCGTCCCAATTATGGGGACGAATATTGTTGCCATCATCCTCAAGGAGGCCGGCTTGGCGGAGCTCGTCGACCATGGCTTTCACCCTGGTTACGGGCTTCCTGAGAATGAACGCGAGGGCGTCGATCGCGGGAATGTCGCCTTGGTGCTCCGAGGCTATGCACCAGATGTTGATGAGGCAGCGGAACGTCTCAGCCGGCAAGCGCTGCATTTTCGGATCGTGCACCACGCCGGCATACAGGCGGAGCCATCGTTCGCTCATCACGCGCCTCCTATTCCGAGATGATCGATCAAGACGGCGGCTTCCTCATCGGTGACGATGCCGATCTCGGGCGAGCGCATGGCGAGGACAAGGAGCTTCAGGCTGGTGTCGTCGGCGCCGTTGCCGCGGGCGCACAGACAGAGCGCGTCGGCCGCAATGAGAACCGTCTTCCGGCGCTGCGGAAGGTCAAGCGGTGCGAAAACTTCAGCGAGGTCTGGCCGATCGCTCATCAAAGTCTCCGCGGGTGCCGGCCTGCAAGGCCCGGACGCGACGAAACGGGGTCGTTCAAGACGACGCCGGCACCCACGGATTCGGGGATATCAGCGTCGCATCTCCCGTCCTTGCAGGCCGGTTCAACGCGCCCATGATTGGCGCTGCGGCGATGTCCGCAACGCACAGGTCGCGCGCTCATGGCTCGACCCCGTGCGGGACCAGCAGCCCGGCCTTCTCGATCGCGAGCACGACGACCGAGGCCATCGTCCCCCAGAGCTGGTGCGCGATGCAGCGGCTTTCGTCGCCACGGCAGAGGCAGGCGCGGGAGCCGTTGGCGTCGGCACAGAGCGCGCGGGCGGCGACCTTGGCGGCGGCAAGGCGCTGGCTGATCGGCTCAGCCACGGCCGGCGTCGGCTGCGACACGGTGCCCTCCCTTCGCTTCGGTGATTGCCATGGTGAGCAGGTCGGCCGCCTCGTCGATCTTGGCGCCGCGGAGACAGGCGACGGCGAACACGATCCCGTCGGGGCCGTGGAGGCGGATCAGCACCTGGCCGCCGCCGTTGTGGATGATCGAGAGCGCGTCAGCGATCAGAGCGGACAAGGAACGCGCCTCCCCCTCGATCCGCGGGGGACGACGGTCATGTCGCTTTCCCGGAGGCTGCGATAATTTTCGCGGCATGATTTGAGGCGATCCGGGTCGACCAGCTTCTTGGTCGCCGGCGCGGTCCCCTGCATCTCGACCGGCATATCCGTGATCCCGACGATGAACGGCAGGGTCGGATTCTCGTCCTTGTTGAGGCAGGTGGTGTAAGCTCGGTCCCGCTCCCAGCGGCTGACGTCCGAGTCGTCCACGGCCGCCCGGATGATCTTGGCGAAGCCGTCGGCATAGATGGCGCAATAGATCGGGCTGGCGCCGTGCGCCGGGTTAGCCTGGCCGACGAGGAGGCCGGCCGCGAAGGCGACGAGCGGCGCCCTCATCCCGCGCTCCTCTTCAGCCGCTTGACCGCCGATTGCTTGGCGATCTCGGGATCCCCGTAGGGTCCGAAGCTGTCCTCGCCGATGGTGCCGATCCAGCCGCCGGGGCTTGATGAGACCGTGGCGAGCGCGGTGCCGAGATAGCCGATGCGGTCGAAGATGATCGGCTCGCCGGCGGGCTGCGGCCTCTTCTTCCAGCGGGCGCGCTTGGACATCAGCGCCTCCCGTCGCCGAGCGCGTACATGGCGAGGCCGGTGCCTGTTCAGGTCCGTGGCGTCTTCAGGGTCCATGAGGATCATGCCGGCACCTCACCGATCCCTGTCGAGGTACGCACCGATGAACTCCGCGGCGAGCGCCGGGACGATCGCGTTGCCAGCGGCGCGCAGCTTTCCCACTCGGTTGGGAACCCCATGAGCCAAAGGGAAAATGCCGGGTTCAACGCGCCGCGCTTTTCCGTCTGTGCAGCCAAGCCAACCTGCCTCCCAAGGAGACTGTTGACCGGCACCGTGCCGAAGCTCGTCCCGTCCTTGTCCCGCGTCGTCGGCGTCGCCCATCCCGCCATCGGCGTCGGCCAGCCGGCGAGTTGCGCCACCTGATTGAGCGAAACTGTCGCCTTCGACCCGTCCGGCCGCCGGCCCGTCGCCGATGCGTCCTTCGCCATCTGCGAGCCGTCCGCGTTGCCCTTCGTCGGCGTCGGCCACCCACCACAGCCGCTGTCGGATATGCGGGGCGCTGACGCCCGCAGCGCACAAATCGGCGGCCCCGACCGCATAGGCCATGTCTTCCAGGTCAGCGCGTACTCCCGCGAGCCAGTCGCGCCCATCCGCGCTCGCAACCTGCTCTCCAAAGACGACTGGAGGCGAGCACTCGCGGATGAGCCGAAAGAAGTCGGGCCAAAGATGTCGAGCGTCGGCGGTGCCTTTCCGCTTGCCGGCGGCGCTGAACGGCTGGCATGGGCAGGAGCCGGTCCAGACGGGGCGGTCGTCGGGCCATCCGGCGAGGCGAAGGGCGAGCGGCCACCCTGCAATTCCTGCAAAGAAGTGGCACTGGACGTACCCGGCGAGGTCGTCGCCTCGGACATCGACGATGCTTCGCTCGTCAACGTCGCCGGCGGGAATAAGTCCGGCTGCGACGAGGTTGCGAAGCCACGCGGCGGCGTAAGGGTCGAACTCATTGTAGTAGTCGCGGGCATTCAACTGCGCATCCTCACCGACCGGCCCATCTTGGCGCTGCCGTGGACCTTCGACGCCTGTGGCGATCGACCCTCGACGATCGTCAGCACCTTCCAACCGTCGAGGATGAAGGTCGTGCCGTCGACCGAGCATTTGGTCGCGCCATTGCCGGCGAGCGGCCCCACCGCGTCGGCGATCTCGTCGCGCACGGCGTCGAGGTCGAAGCCCTTGACCCGCTCGAGGTAGCGGATGAGGGCGTGGTCGGAGACTGTGATGGTGCGCCCTGTCATGCCGCTACCGTCGCGGCTTCACAGGCCGGCGTGGCCGTCGCCTCGACCTTCAGCCCGTCGCGCCACCATTCCGACCACGGCAGGTGCCCGGGCTCGTGGCGGGTGACGCGGATAAGCCCGCATTTGATGCACGAGCGGTTGGTCTCGTGCTCGGTGCGGTACGGGTCCGACCAGCGGTGACGGGCGCTCATGCAGCCTCGCCTTCCCGCTTCTGTTTTATCTGGTCGCAGCGGGCGGCCTTGACGATCTCCTTGTCACCCTCGGACGCCGCGACGGCGAGACGCTTCGCCTTCTCGATCCGCGCCTTGTATTCACCCGCCGGCATCGCCGCCGCCTTACGGGCGCGGTCGGCGAGGTTCTTGTCGATGCCCTGCGCCGAGAGCGAGATCGGGTTTTTAGAAAACCCGATCTTTTTCCCCGGAGGTTTTGCTAACAGTCCCGCCGTGCGCTTCGCCTCCATCATTTCGCCAAGGCGGCGTTCGGCCGTCATGCGCACCTCGGTCGCAAGATTGACCAGCTCGGCATCCTTGGCGCGTCGGGCGTATTCGGCCATGGCGGCGGACTGGTCGAGGATGTCCTTGACCTCATCGATCCGCGTCGCCTCCGCGAGCGCATGGCGCGCCGCCTCGTATCGGGCCAGCCCCGTCATTTGAGGATGTCCGACAGGCGAAGCAGGGCGACGTCGAAGCGCTTGCCGTCGCCAGCGCCGGAGCGGCACCGCCCGAGCCGGATCGCTTCATGCACCCAGAAATCCGCCTCGGTCACGGCAATGCCGGAAGGCTTGCCGTCGCAGCGGTATTCGATGCAGATGTTGCCCGTCTGCTCCCACTGGAACGTCTCGCTTTTCAGTTCGATTTTCTCGATCGTTTGGGAGGAAAAAATCTCGCCGAGGCGCCGCTCATGGATCAGTGCCTGGCTGAGTTGAAGGTCAAATTTGTTGTCGCGGCGGAATTCGATCGCGTTCATAGCGGCCGCACCTCGACTGTCAGGCCGGGCCGATCGCCAAAGCGCTTGAAGACATGCAGGTCGGACACCCGCGCGTCGTCGGTGAAGA